AACGTCTAAGAAGTCTGGGAGCTATGGTAGCTTAGATGACGCATTTGCTGATCTTATGGACTAGCAGATAAGCGCCTCTTTTGAAATGAAATCCCGGAGAAATCCGGGATTTTTATTTGAAAATTAGGGCTTTTTGTAATATAATATTTGCAGGAGGTTAGCAATGTCTGACGACTTTACAAGAGATCTTATTAAGTCACTTAATAAAGAACAGGGTGCTAGAGTCGCGTATAATCTAGCAGTTGATGAAAGCCCTACGCATGTTAGGAGGTGGATAAGCACAGGAAGCCGACTATTAGATTATATATGCTCAAACAGGGCAAACGGAGGCCTTCCTGAGGGAAGGATTATTGAGATATTCGGACCACCGTCTATCGGAAAGTCGCATATAGCCACACAAATTGCTAGAAGCACTCAAAAGATGGGAGGCGTTATTGTGTATATTGACACAGAGAACGCAACATCAGTTGAGAATCTAGGGATGCTTGGTGTCGATGTCTCAGAACGATTTGTGTATGTTGATACCCACTGCACAGAAGAGGTATTGTCTATCGCAGAAAAGACGATTATGAAAGCCAAGGCCCTAGACAAGGATATTCCTGTGACTATTATTTGGGATTCAGTTGCTGCATCTTCGCCTAAAGCAGAGTTGCTAGGTGATTATGATAAGGAGTCAATTGGCCTGCAAGCCAGGGCAATTTCTAAGGGAATGAGAAAGATAACGGGAGTTATCGGTCAGACTAACTCACTGTTCGTGATACTAAACCAGACCAGAACTAAGATAGGCGTGATGTATGGAGATCCAACCACAACACCAGGAGGAAAGGCAATTCCTTTCCACTCATCAATACGAATCAAGCTGGGAGCCGGTCAACAGATAAAGGAAGGTGATGATGTGATAGGGATTCAAGTCTCAGCAAAGACAGTGAAGAACAAAGTGTCACCACCATTCAGAACAGCAAACTTTCAGATACACTTCGGTAAAGGAATTGTTGAGCATGAGGAGATATTTGACATGCTTCGCAAATATGGTGCTGCTGATGTTGATGATCACTTAGTAACTTTGACAGGCTCAGGCCAGTGGAAGAAACTAGAAGTTGTTGATACAAATACTGGTGAGCTCATCATAGAGAAAAAATTTAGAAAAAGTAATTTTAATCTAGTGATGAACGACCCAGAGTATAGCTCGTTTATCGACGGCCTGATTGACACAGCACTTGTTAAAAAGATGGAAAGCCCAGAGTCTATTGATATTGATCCTGAGTCATACGAAGAGATGAAGTCACTGGCTGAAGAGCTATCGTTCGATGATTAAAGATAGGGTTCTTATTATCGACGCAATCAATCTTTTCATGCGTCATTATATAGCACACCCATCGATGTCTGAGAACGGTGATCAGGTTGGAGGTGTCGTTGGATTCTTTAATAATCTTTCGAGCTTAATTGTTAGGTGTAGACCTGAGAAGGTTTATGTAATCTGGGAAGGCGGTGGATCAAAAAGAAAGCGTGACTTATACAGTGATTATAAGAAGGGAAGCCGACCGCAGAAACTCAACAGATACTATGAAGATATCCCTGACACGTATGAAAATAGAAATTACCAAGTCAAGACACTGATAGCACTTCTATCACTAGCACCAGTTGTTCAAATTTACGTAGATGACGCAGAAGCAGATGATGCAATCGGATATCTTTGTAAGTATAAGCTCAAAGACAAAACAAAGATTATTGTGTCGTCTGATCATGATTTTTATCAATTGATCAATAAGGGCACTATAGTATGGTCACCCACACTTAAGGCATTTGTCAATAATCAAAAAGTGATCGATCGTTTTAACATCCACCCTAACAATTTTTGCCTTGCAAAGTGTGTTGTTGGTGACAGATCAGATAATATTCCTGGTGTAAAGGGTGTGGGATTTAAAAGCCTATCGAAGTGCTTTGAAAAGTTTTTATCAAGCGACACTTACGAAATCAATACGCTTCTCGAAGACTCAAGAGCAGCATCAAAAAATAGTAAACGATTAATCTTTAAAAGAGTAATTGAATCTGACAGCCTGATCAAGAGAAACTGGAAGCTTGTGCTACTGGACACAAATAATTTGTCTCATTTTCAAATTAAAAAAATAGATGAAAAGATTGAAAACTATGAACTTTCATGGAAAAATATAGAAGCGCATAGGCTAATTAATCAATGCGGAATAAGAGGCATTGATCTATTGACATGTAATAAAATATTCTTACAGCTAAAAAAGGAAGGATAATGTCAGACAGCAATGTTAACCACTTCTCTAAGTACGGGAGGGGTTTTCAAGAGAAGATCTTCCAGGGTCTTTTGATAGATCATAACTGGGCTGCACAGATGGTTGAGCTCATGACTCATGAGTATTTTGAGTTGAAATATCTTCAGTACCTGTGCGACAGATTTTTTGGTTTTTACTTGAAGTATAAAAACTTTCCCACACTAAACTTATTAGTGTCAATTATTCGTGATGAGCTAACAGAGGGGAACGATGCTATCTTGCGTGAGCAAGTTGTTGAGTTTCTGTCAAGAGTGAAGTCATCACCGAATATCGGTGACATAAATTACGTCAAAGATAAGACTCTTGACTTCTGTAAGAAGCAGTCATTACAGCAAGCGCTAGAAGATAGTGTTAAGGCAATCACATCTGAGAATTACGAAGCAGTTCTTAGCATCATGAAAGATGCAGTCTTTAAGGGCTCACCCTCAACTACAGGTCATGACTTTTTCAATGACTATGAAGCAAGATTTGCAAAGATAAGTCGAGTAACATGCCCGACAGGAATACCTCAACTAGACAAACGAGACGTGCTTAACGGAGGGCTAGCCCGGGGAGAGATTGGTGTTGTGACTGCGAATACTGGCGTTGGAAAGTCTCACTATCTTGTAAGCATGGGTGCTGAAGCGCTCCGTCTCGGAAAGAACGTTGTGCACTACACGTTTGAACTTACAGAGCATGCTGTAGGTATTAGATATGACAGCAATCTGTGTGACATAACGTCATCTGATGTTATAGATAAAAAAGATCTAGTTTTAAAACATTACGAAGAAAATGACTATGGAAGACTGATAATTAAACAGTATCCAACAGGTTCAGCAAGTATAGTGACAATTAGAAATCATATTGAAAAGTTATCAATGAAAGATTTCGTACCTAGCTTAATAATAATTGACTATGCTGACATCATGAGATCAACTCGCAGTTACGACTCACTCAGACACGAATTGAAATTAATTTATGAAGAATTAAGAAATCTTGCTATGGAGATGAATATTCCAGTGTGGACAGCAAGTCAGGCAAATCGAGACTCAGCTAAGTCTGATATTGTTGGGCTTGAGAACATGTCAGAAGCGTATGGAAAGGCAATGGTCGCTGATGTTGTTATCTCTTTGTCGCGGAAACCTTTAGAAAAATCCACCGGAGCAGGCAGGCTTTTTATTGCAAAAAATCGTGCGGGAAGAGATGGAATATTATTCCCAATTAGAATTGATTGCTCAAGATCAAAAATAAATGTAATTGATGATCCAGGAGAGTTAAGTGTCGTAGATTTAGTGACTAGTCATAATACAAACACTAAAGACATGTTAAAATCTAAATGGAAAGAGATTACAGAAAGTAAATAGTGAGGTACACGCATGTATAAATATGAAGAAGCTTTTGAAAAAAGCTTAGCATATTTTAAAGGTGATGAGCTGGCAGTTAGCGTTTTCCTTGGAAAGTATGCGTTAAAAAATGACGAAGGCCTTTATTTAGAGCTTACTCCTGATGACATGCATGAGAGGCTTTCAAGAGAGTTCTTTAGAATTGAGTCAAAATATGACAATCCGATGTCTGAAGAAGAAATTTACTCGCTGTTAAAGAATTTCAAGTATATAGTTCCGCAAGGCTCACCTATGAGTGGGATAGGGAACAGCACAAAAATTCAGTCACTGTCTAACTGCTTTGTGATCGATCCGCCTCATGATAGCTACGGTGGAATTTTAAAGACAGATCAAGAGCAAGTTCAAATTATGAAAAGACGAGGCGGTGTGGGATTTGATATATCAACAATTCGCCCAAAGGGCATGATAACTTCAAATGCTGCTAATACGACAGACGGAATTGAAATGTTCATGGAACGATTCTCTAATTCTACACGCGAGGTGGCACAAGGAGGCCGCAGAGGCGCGTTAATGCTGACGATATCAGTTCGCCACCCTCAGATTCTAGACTTTATAAAGATTAAACGTGACATTACAAAAGTGACAGGCGCAAATATCTCAATCAGATTAACAGATGATTTCATGAATGCTGTTAAAAATAGTGAAGAATTTCAGCTACAGTGGCCAGTTGATAGTGTTTCACCAAAGATCACAGAGAGTGTTGACGCAAAAGCACTTTGGCATGAAATAATAAAGTCTGCACACGCTTCTGCGGAACCCGGAATATTGTTTTGGGACACAGCAAAAGAGATGACACCGTCAGATATTTACTCAGATAAAGGATTTGGGTCAACATCTACAAATCCATGCGGAGAAATCATCTTATCACCTTACGACAGCTGTCGTCTAATGCTTGTGAATTTAACTTCTTTTGTTAAGATTCCGTGGAAGGAAAAAGCAACTTTTAACTATAGAAAGTTTGCAGAAATTGTTCAAAAAGCACAGCGTCTGATGGATGATATGATAGACTTAGAGATTGAACAGATCGATAAGATTATAGCTAAGATACAAGATGACCCAGAACCAATGTCTGTTAAGCAAATTGAAGTAGACCTTTGGGAGAATATTAAGACAGCTGCTGTAAAAGGTAGACGAACTGGGTTGGGTGTAACCGGTCTTGGCGATACGCTAGCAATGCTAGGAATAATGTATGGGTCAGATGAATCAATTGATATTACTGAAAAAATATATAAGTGGTTAGCAGTTAATTCATATGAGTCTTCGATTCAGTTAGCAAAGGAGAGAGGCGCATTTCCAGTTTTTGATTTAGACAAGGAGCTAGATCATAAGTTTGTGTCAAGGATAATAAAAGAATTGCTTCCTAAAAGAGCAAGTGATTATAAAAAGTATGGTCGTAGGAATATTGCTAATACAACCACGGCGCCAGCAGGATCAGTTTCTGTTTTAACACAGACGACATCGGGTATCGAGCCGGCTTTCATGCTGCATTACATGCGAAGAAAGAAGATTAATCCAAACGATGAAACAGCGACAGTTGATTTTATTGATGACAGTGGTGATAAGTGGACTGAGTTTGTAGTGTATCACCACAAGTTTAAAGAATGGATTAAAACGATACAGAATGTATGGAAGTCAGAAGATCGATTAAACGATGAGAGAAATCAAGTGCTTGTTGAAATGAGCCCTTATAATTGTTCAACGTCTAGCGAGATAAATTGGGTTAATAAGGTGAAAATGCAAGCAGCAGCGCAGAAATGGGTTTGTCATGCAATTTCAAATACAACAAATCTGCCGGCTGATGCTGATATAGAGACTGTAAAGAAAGTTTACATGGCAGGGTGGAAAAGCGGTTGTAAGGGTGTGACTGTGTATCGCGATGGGTGCAGGTCTGGAGTACTCGTTGATAAGAATACAGTCACAAAGACAAAGGGAGAACTGTTATTCGAAGATAATTCAGCACCAAGACGATCAGAAGTTCTTGACTGTGAGATACATCAAGCTAATATCAAAGGTGAGGCTTGGACAATTCTCATTGGATTAATGAATGGTCGACCGTATGAAGTGATTGGCGGAAGATCTGAGTATGTTGAAATACCAAGAAAATACAAGTATGGCAAGATTAGAAGAAGACCTCGGAAGTCTGTTGATTCAAAATATGATCTAAGCGTGGGAAAAAATGGTGATGAATTTATTATTAAGGATATCATTACAGTATTTGATAATCCGAACCATTCGTCATTTACAAGAACAATATCTCTTGCATTAAGACACGGTGCACCAATTCAGTATGTAGTAGAACAGCTTCAGAAAGATAAGGATGCCGATCTATTTTGTTTTAGTAAGGTTATAGCAAGATGTTTGAAAAAGCATATCAAGGATGGCACAATCGGGGGTGACAAGGATTGCATCAAGTGCGGTGCCCAAGACGGTCTTGTTTACCAAGAAGGCTGTATCACTTGTAAGTCTTGCGGTCATGCAAAATGTGGTTAGCATAGTTGGAGAAATATAATGTTATGGAAATTTGAAGTATCACCGCAGATAAAGGAAGTTGAATTAAACAACTCTCCTGTGATTGTGACAGTTAATAAGTTTGACGAGGAGTCTGCTCAAGAGTTTAGAAATAAGATGTCTTTAGCACACAACACAGGACAAAAGGTCATTCCAATTGTAATTGATTCATACGGAGGTCAGGTTTATTCACTGATGTCAATGGTATCAACAATTAAACAGGCAGAGATTCCTGTCGCTACAATTGTTCAGGGGAAAGCTATGTCATGTGGAGCACTTTTATTTTCATTCGGTGCAGAAGGAATGAGATTCATGGATCCAGACTCAACAGTGATGATCCATGATGTTTCTTCAGGACAGTTTGGAAAAGTTGAAGAGCTGAGGTCAAATGCTGACGAGACAACTCGATTGAATGAGAAAGTGTATCGTATGATGGCTAGAAACATTGGAAAGCCTGACGACTATTTTATAAAGAAGATCCATGCGAACGGTCATGCAGATTGGTACTTAGACTCAGATGAGTGTAAGGAAATAAATCTTACAAATCATATAAGGGTACCAAAGTTTAATGTTGCAATAAATGTTGACATTGAGTTCGTATGATAAAAATTTAATTCCTGCTCGGTGATATTTATTGATGCTATTACGAAAAGGAGCATCAATGGATAAGGTATTTTACAACCAAGCTTCATCATCTAAACTTGGGTGGTTGCCCGAGTGGTTTGGAGAGAAGGAGTTTGATGAGGATTTAGTAGCAGCTATTAAAGTGTGGCAGAGGACACATGATATAACTGACGACGGCCTATGTGGACCTACAACTTATAGAAGAATATACACTGAAAGAGAGAGCAATATAAGCGAGTATAAGACTTATTGCCCGAAAGAAAAAGATGAGTCATTTATAGTTAATCAGGGAAATTTTGTAAGTATTAATTGGCCAAAAGTTGTGCTATGGTCAGATGACGGTGGGTTTAGATCGAATGGTTCATACACACCATACTTCGAAAAGAGAAAGATAGACACGTTTGTTAATCACTGGGATGTTTGTCTTTCTTCTGAGTCCTGCGCGAAGGTACTAAATAAGCGCGGTGTGTCAGTTCATTTTTGTATAGACAACGATGGCACAATATATCAGATGGTTGATATGAACCACGCGTGCTGGCATGCAGGAAATCGAAAGGTTAATCTTTCATCAATAGGCGTCGAGATATCAAATGCGTATTACACAAAGTATCAGGATTGGTATGTTAAACATGGTTTCGGTGAGAGGCCGCTAGTTGAAGGAGCGTCAGTGCATGGAAGGTCGATGAAGCCATTCTTAGACTTCTATCCAGTTCAAATTGAGGCACTTAAGGCTTTATGGGAAGCATGTCATAATGCATTTGATATTCCGTATAAGTGTCCGCTTGATACAGACGGAAACACTTTAATGAAGGTGTCAACTTCTGTTGCAGCAGCAAGGTTCAAAGGGTTCACAAGCCACTATCATGTGACTAGAAACAAGATCGACTGCGCAAATTTAGACATAAATACAATTTTACAAGATTTAAAGTAGGTATTTATTGTTTGAAAATAATAATTAGAATTAGTACATCTTTGTACTTGTTAAGTTAGTTGAGTTAATTTATGACTGCAGTTAGAGTTACCGAATCTTCGGGATCAGTTGGTGTTTTACAATCATCGAATGCTTACGGGGGCTTCGAACCCACAAATCTTCTTTTTAAAACGGGCTCCGGTGTTGTAGAAGGAAGCGGCCTAATACTGGGTAACGATACTGTGCTGTTTATTAGCGGCGCAATTAACTCAAAAGAATCAGGTATAGCAGGCGCATCAGTCTTTGGAGGCGACGTCGTTGTTTCTGGAACTTTATACGCAGAAAAACAAGTTATAGAGGTTGATGAAGTTGCAACAAGCAATTTGCTCGTTTCAGGAAGCTTAACAGTATCAGGCACAATTACTGGTAAGCAGGGCGTGACAATTGGCCCGGCCGAAGACGGCTCATACACAGACGGCCTATACACTGATTTTACTACTACAACAACAGTTGGGACAGTAGTTGATAGATTCAACGAGGTTCTCAAGGCTCTTGCGCCACCACCTGCACCTTCGCTAGATGACATTGACGTAAATAGTGATGGAACTGATGTTGAACTATCTTTTGGCGTAGCAAACGACCAGGGATCTGCGTCACCCGCATATGTTTCAGTTGCTGCTTCTGCTGGGATTGCTGCTGCTGTAGATGTCAATGGAACGTATGAAACAACAACGTCAGGTAATAATCTAAGAGCAGCTGTTTTTACAGGTGCTACTAATATTATTGGTGAACTAAACGAAGATATATCTCAAAATGCTTATGATAGCAACGATCGAGAAAATTATCCTGTAAATTCATTTGGCGATGCAGATTCAGGATTTCTTCAACTTTGGATCAATGGTACAAAGTCGTATGAAATTGATTTAGCCGCCGACGGCACAGGTACAGGAGGTTCAGGAAATGGATCTGGAACACATGTTAATGGAAACGGTTCAGGTTTTATAACGCTATCTTTGGCTACTACGGGCACATTTGAGAATGGTTCGTCATTTGCTAGCTTTAAGCACAGGACAGGACAATATAAAGTTCACACTGCAGATCAACGCCGCGGCTGGAATCATGCTAGAGTGCTTCACGCAAGATCAGGGTCAACCCAAACAACAAACTATATCGAGTGGGTGAATGATGATAATTCTGATGCATTAGCAGCTGCAGGAAACGGCATAACGTTTGTAGGTTCTGGAAGTATTAGTCTTTCAGGGGTAGAATATTATCGAAGCGGAACAATCACATATAAGACAAGAGTAACAAATGCGTACAAGTACGTTTATGATACCACAGCTATATCTTTTGCAAGATCATTCGGAGGAACTAATTCTGGTCAAGCGTTAACATTATCATCACAGGCAAAGCCTACTATAAATACTGGCGGTGGAGAAGATCACACAAAGACGCTTCACGTAACTGCATCTAATGGGCTTACATCTAACTATATGATCGGGGGCTCTGTTACAGCAAATGTAACTGTCACGCATCCGTTAAAGTCAGATTTGTCAAATGGGGGAAGTTCTTCGGTTTCTAACATCTTGATGTATAACCTTAGTGATACGTCAACCGCGCTAAGTGAGACATTTCAGTCAGAAACATACAGAACACAGAGTGGGTCATATGATAATCAGGCTGCAGTTACCGGGGGCTCAAATGATTGGGACTCAACAAAGCATATGTCAGGATCTAATACTGGTCATGAAGATGGTTTGCTAGTTTATATCGGTCGCTTGTATAAGACTGCAGGTGGTGGAAATAGTGGGAATTTTCAATATGCCAACGGCCCAGATGCAGGTAACCCAGACTATTCAGGTACTTCAGACGGTCTAAGAACGTATTATAGAAAATTTCAGAATACATCAGGCGCTGCAGTTAATAATTTATCTTGGGTCACTGTTGGTAGTGGTGCAACTTTAGTTGCAGAAGATACTGCAGTTGGATCAAATGCGCGTTGCAGAGTATTTTTTAAGCATCCTTCCACGTCTGAATGGCTTGATGCATTCACTGCTTTTTCTTATAATGCTGTCACAAATAGAGCCGGTGGCGCTGCACCATCTGGAGGCGCGGGTGACACGTCTCTAGCATCAGCAACAAATTAT